CTCAGAGGCGGTGGTGCACGTCCTAACCTCTTTCAAGTAACAATCAACTATCCAGGATTCGCTAACGGAGATGCAGAACTTACATCGTTCTTAGTCGAAGCAGCGTCACTTCCTGGTTCAACCTTTGGTACAATTGTAATACCATTCCGTGGTCGCCAACTTAAAATGGCTGGTGATAGAACATTCGCTGAATGGAACACAACTATCATCAATGATACAGACTTTGCTGTTCGTGATGCAATCGAGCGTTGGATGAATGGTATTAATGCGCATAGTGCAAATACTGGTCTGACTTCCCCGATTGCTTATGAAGCAGACCTAAAGGTTGATCAACTTGATAGAAATGGTGACGTTATCAAGACATATACATTCCGTGGTGCATACCCACAAGATATGTCTGAAATTGCACTTAGTTATGGTGATAACGACAATATTGAAAGATTTCAATGTGTCTGGTCTTATCAGTATTTCGAGTCTAACACAACCACCTAAATAAAAACTATATAGAGGGAGGGGTATAATTGCCCCTCCCCCATACTCAGGATTTAAGGTAATATAATGGCAGATGAAGGTGTAAAATTATTTGGCTTCGAGATTAAGAGGTCAAAGAAGAAGGAAGAAGAAAAAACTCCTTCTATTGTTCCGCCGCGTGATGACGAAGGCGGTAGTTATGCGACTGCATCTGGTTCGCATTACGGTCAATATTTAAACTTAGGTGATGACGATTCGAAAGATAACTATCAACTTATCATGAAGTATCGTGGTAATGCAATGCATCCTGAAGTTGATGCTGCAATTGAAGATATCGTAAATGAGTCTATCACTGGAAGTGAGTTAAAACAAACTCTTGAACTCAATTTAGATAATGTTAAAACTACAGATTCTATTAAAAAATCTATTCTAGAAGAATTCGATAGCATTTATAATATGCTCAACTTTAAAGAGTTGGGGCATGATATCTTTAGGCGTTGGTATATTGATGGTAGAATTTTTCACCATCTAGTTGTTAATGAAACAAATCCTAAAGAAGGTATTATTGAAATTAGACCTATTGATTCCGCAAAAATGCGCAAAGTCAAAAAGGTTAAGAAGAAAAAAGATCCAGCAACTGGTGCTGATATCATTGAAAAGACTGAAGAATTTTTTATCTTTCAAGAAAAACCAGGATCATCTTCAAGTGGTGTAAAGATGACTAATGATTCAGTAAGTTATGTGACTTCTGGATTGCTTTCTGAAGATCGTAAACGCATTATTTCTTATATGCACAAAGCACTAAAACCTATCAACCAATTACGGATGATGGAAGATGCTTTGGTTATTTATCGTTTATCTCGTGCGCCAGAACGTAGAGTATTCTATGTAGACGTTGGCAACATGCCAAGAGGTAAAGCAGAAGAATATCTGAAATCTATCATGGCAAAGTATCGTAATAAATTAGTATACGATGCTGCAACTGGACAGATTAAAGATGATCGTAAGCATATGTCGATGCTTGAAGATTTTTGGTTGCCTCGCCGCGAGGGTGGTAAGGGTACAGAGATTACAACTCTTCCTGGAGGTGAAAACCTTGGACAGATTGATGATGTTATCTATTTTCAAAAGAGAATGTATCGCTCATTAAACGTGCCTCAATCAAGATTGGAAACTGAAAATAGTTTTAGTCTTGGTAGATCAAATGAAATTTCTAGAGATGAACTAAAGTTTCAGAAGTTTATTGATAGACTTCGTATGAGGTTTGCTCATCTTTTCTATGGTATCCTTAAAAAGCAATTAATCATTAAAGGTATTTGTACAGAACAAGATTGGGAAGAATGGAAAGGTGATGTCACCGTTGACTATATTCGTGATAACCACTTTACCGAATTAAGAGATCTTGATGTCCTTAGGGAAAGAATTCAAACTCTAGACCAAGTACAAAACTATGTTGGTGATTATTATTCAAAGGAATGGGTACAGAAAAATATTCTTATGCTCTCTGATGAAGAAATTGATAGTATGAAAAAAGAAATTGAAGGCGAAACTGAAGAAGCGCCTGATGATGAAGAAGAACCGCAACAACAACAAGACCAATCTTCTGGTCAAAAACTTGAATTGAAACGTGTAGGAGATAAACAGTGAGTGAACAAGTAAAAGATATGATTAGTAAAGCATTAGATGATGATTTTAATAAAGCAAATAATGCCTTTAGTGATATTATGACAATTAAATTAAATGACCTTCTAGATCAAGAGAAGGTTCGTATTGCAGATTCTATCTATAATGGAGTTGAAGATGGTGACGAAGAAGATGATCCAGACCAGCTCGAACTTGACCTTGAAACAGAGGGCGAGCTTGAATCGGACGAAGAGGCAGATGAGGAAGATGAAGAAGACGAAGATGATGAAGAAGACCTAGATGAAGAATAAACTCAATTTATATCTTAATTAAAAAAATAAATTATTATAAATACTATCATGAAGAAAAAGTTTATCGAAATAAGAAAAAGTAACATGCCTCCTGGAGAGCATGTTTACGATAAAAAGATCAAAGGGTCACTCCTTATGATTCATAAGGAAAAGGGTAACTTCATTGTTTACATCGATAATGAAAAACTTGACTCTTATTCATCTCTTGGTATGGCGAAAAAAGCTGGTACCGAGTTTATTAAACAGGTAAAATAAAATGAAACTGATTGCAGAATATACAGATCAAAGCTTGGAAATTCTTACTGAAGCAGACGAAGCAACAGGTAAGAAGAAATATGCCATTGAAGGTATATTCATGCAAGCAGAACAAAAGAATCGAAACGGTAGAATATATCCAAAGCAGGTCTTGTTAGGCGCAGTTAACAAATATGTTAGCGAACAGGTTTCTAAAGACCGTGCTGTAGGTGAATTGAATCACCCTGAAGGACCTACCGTTAATTTAGATAAGGTTTCTCACAAGATCGAGTCTCTCGTATGGGAAGGCAACGATGTTGTGGGCAAGGCGACTATTTTGGACACACCGATGGGACAAATCGTAAAAGGTTTGCTTGACGGTGAGGTCAACTTAGGCGTCTCAACTCGTGGTATGGGAAGTCTAATGAACAGTAATGGCGCGATGATTGTTAAGGATGATTTTCTTCTTAACGCGGTCGACATTGTTCAAGACCCATCTGCACCTAGCGCATTTGTTAATGGAGTTATGGAAGGTGTTGAATGGGTATGGAACAACGGTATTATTGAACAAGGGCTATTGAAAAGATTGAGACTGAAATTAAGAAAGCTTCTCGAACTGATCTTTACGAAGTTCAGGTGCGTGAGTTTAAGAATTTCCTCTCGTTGCTCAAACATAAAATATAGGAGTCAATTAAAATGACTGAAGTCAATAAAGAAATTGAACTCCACGATGATGACAACGAAATCGTGGAAGCCAATGCTCACGATCCTAAGAATGCTGAAGCGCAATCTGTGGCAGCTGTTGATAAAGCAGGTGACGCAACTAGCAAAGCATCCACTCGTAAAGGCGACAATGCGAAACAGGATCCAATGCCTAAAACCAAAGCAGCACTACTTACTGCAATGGTAGGAAAAATGCAGGGTATGTCAAAAGAATCTTTGATGGCCATGTATCAAAAAGAAGATCTTGCTTCTGTCGAAGGTGAAGAAGTTGTTTCTGAAACAACTATTGACCTAGACTATAATGCAGACTTTTCGGATGATTTGAATGCTCTAGTATCTGAAGAGGCAACTCTTTCAGAAGACTTCAAAGCAAAAGCCGAAGTAATTTTCGAAGCAGCAATTAAGTCAAAGCTTGCTGAAGAAATTGATCGTCTGGAAGAGAAGTACAACGAAGAACTAGCTGAAGAAGTTGAATCTACTAAGGCAGAACTCGTTGAAAAAGTCGATAGCTATCTTAACTACGTTGTTGAGAATTGGATGGAAGAAAACCAAGTTGCTATCCAATCTGGTCTTAGAACTGAAATCGCTGAGAAATTCATGAACAGTTTGAAAGATCTGTTTACTGAGTCTTACATCGAAGTTCCTGAGTCTAAGGTTGATTTGGTAGACGAACTTGCAGCTGAAGTTTCTGAGCTTGAAGAAGCACTTAATACTACAACTGCTAAATCCATTTCAATGCAAGAAGAACTAGAAGTACTGAAGCGCGATGCAATCATCCGTGAAGCTGCTGAAGGTCTTGCTGCTACTCAAGTTGAAAAACTCAAAGGTTTGGTAGAAGATATTGATTTCGATGACGCAGAAAGTTTTGCTGCTAAAGTACAAACTGTCAAAGAATCATATTTTACCAAAAAAGTAACTGAGTCTGCTGACATTGTAGAAGAAGACGATAACGGTGACGTTGTTGTTGAATCAACTGTCATGGCTCAATACCTCACTGCAATTCAAAAATCAAACAAGTAATATTTGGGAGTCCAAAAAAATGAATAATGTAGTTTCTTACGACCAGTTGGTCGAGAAATGGGCACCAGTACTGAACGAAGAGTCAGCTGGCGCAATCAAAGATAACCACAGACGTGCTGTTACTGCAGCAATTCTGGAGAACCAAGAAATTGCCCTTCGTGAAGAGCAAGGTCTTAACGAAAATAACACAACCACATCTGCAACAGGTGCCGGTACTGCTAACTGGAATCCAGTTCTTATCGCTCTTGTTCGTCGTGCAATGCCTAATCTTATGGCATATGACATGTGTGGCGTTCAGCCAATGTCTGGTCCAACTGGTTTGATCTTCGCAATGAAGTCACAGTATCAGACAACCAAAGCTGGCGTATCTGCCGGTTCTGAAGCTTTGTTTAACGAAGCAGCTGTTGGTTTCTCAGGCGATTCAGCTACCACAGCAAACGGTGCAGATCCATCAGGTCTCGCAGGTTTGGCTGACGGTAACGCTGACTCAAGCATCGACAACGAGCGTAGTACTGGTCCTTACTCAGGTGATCCGTACACAACTCCAGAAGCTGAAGCTCTTGGTTCAGCTGCTGGTGAAGCATTTGCTGAGATGGGTTTCACCATCGAAAAAGCAACCGTAACTGCTAAGTCACGTGCGCTGAAAGCTGAGTACACTCTGGAACTGGCACAAGACTTGAAAGCAATTCATGGTCTTGACGCTGAAACAGAGTTGGCTAACATTCTCTCAACAGAGATCATGGCTGAAATCAACCGTGAAGTTATCCGTACTGTTAACTCACAAGCTAAGACTGGTGCTTCAACATCTAACACAGCAATCAACGGTATCTTTGACTTGTCAACAGATGCAGACGGTCGTTGGTCAGTAGAGAAGTTCAAAGGTCTTATCGTCCAAATCGAGCGTGAAGCAAACATCATTGCTAAACAAACTCGTCGCGGTAAAGGCAACTTCATCATCTGTTCATCAGATGTTGCTTCTGCCCTTTCTGCTTCAGGTATGCTTGACTATGCACCTGCAATGTCAACTAGCTTGAATGTAGACGATACAGGTAACACCTTTGCTGGTATCCTGAACGGTCGCACACGGGTTTACATTGATCCATATGCAACTGCTGATTACATCACAGTCGGTTATAAAGGTACAAATCCATACGACGCAGGTCTCTTCTATTGCCCATACGTTCCACTCACAATGGTACGTGCGGTTGGTGAAGATACTTTCCAGCCTAAGATTGGTTTCAAGACTCGCTACGGCATGGTCTCTAACCCATTCGTAGGTGCGACTGCTGCTGACGGTTTGGCTGCTGCTAAATCAAACCAGTACTTCCGTATCTTCAGAGTCGACAATATCCTAGCCTAATAAGGGATAAAACTTTTAACTGGGAGGGGTTCGCCCCTCCCTTTTTAATACGCAATTGTTATAAATAGAGTAAAGGAATATAAATGGCAGCACTTACTGAAAATTTTAACTATTTACAACCAACAAGTTTTAAGTTAGTTATTGATAGAAGAAATTATCCAAATTTGGAGTTTTTCTGCCAAAATGTCACGCATCCTGGTATGATCATGAGTTCTGTTGAAGTTCCATTTCGTAAAGTTGCTGGTGTTCCATTTCCTGGCGACACATTGACTTTTAACGAACTTTCAACAAATATCATACTTGATGAGAATATGCAAGGATATAATGAAATGTTTGCTTGGATGAGAAGACTGTTAGATACAAATATGGGGAACGTTACTACACAAGCAATTTCTTCATATGCAGATATTACCCTTTCTATATTATCTAGTCATAACAACACAACAAAGCAAGTTAGATATATTGATTGTATTCCTACATCATTAGGTGATATTAATTTTACTTCTACATCTGGTGGAACAGAATTCATAACATTTAATGCTTCATTTAGATTTAACTATTTCGAATTGGTATAAGGTATAAACTATGTGGATTGCTAAGGGAATTAATGTAACTCATATTCAAACTGGGGATACACGATTTAATAATGCTGAGGCGAACATCCAGACTGAAGCAGGAGTCGGTTGGAATCTGCCTATTCAAAAGGTAATTATCGATCCTGGTGTTACAGTTGAAAAACTAAGGATTCCGAATAATGGCACCCACGGATATGTTGAAATCGAAAACAACGGGACTATCGCCGGAACAGGCGATGTTGGTGATCATCCTGTAGAAAATTCTACATCATACACAACAATTGTATCCGGAAGTGGTACAATTGGTTCACGAAAAGGGCAAAGATTTTCATTCGTATCTGGATCAAATGGTTTCCAATCAATGATTGGTGGTATGGGTGGTGCATCATCTCCCGATTTTTATCACATCCCGAAATACGGACGGAGTTTTGGGGCACACTTAGCAAGATTAAGTGCCGGAACCGGATCTCCGGTAACTGTAGTAGCAAGCAGTTTAATAACTTCTCAAAGTAATACAGTCGCGAATCCTTCGACAATAGATCCTGTTATTAATACGAATGGGAGACTATACACTCAGCAATTATTTGCATCAGGCGCGACAACAGGAACTTCACAAGGAACCTTTACCGTAAACACACAAGGAACTTATAGGTTTTATGTTGCATATATCATTAATGGCCCAAATGCTTTTACAAGTGGTACTGGTGTTTTTAACATATATAAAAACGGAGTGCATCAACGAACTATAAATCTTTTCACGACAAGTGGTTCCTGGAAATCACAGACAGATAGCATCTACCTTTTTGTCGGAGAATCATTAAGAATTGAATCAACATTTCCTTCTTCAAACTCTTCTGCGGCTTATGTTTATGTTGGTGCTGACAGTTATAATACATCAACATTAACACCAGATATTCAAGGAAACGATTTCCGTTTATATTGGACATATAACGAGTGCGATTATGTTAATCTTGGTGGTGGCGATGCAAACTTAAATGCGACAGGAATCTTTACAAACTTTGTTGATGCTCAAGGAAATATTCTCGGCGGTGGATCTCAACAGTATCAAATTGCTCTTGGTGGCCGAAGGCGAGATTATAGAGATGTAACTGTCGGAACTGCTGTACTTAATGATGGAAATAGATACTGGTGGGTTTGCTCTAATGCCAAGCGCAACTGGGGAATGTATATCGATTTTTCACAGGCATCTAACGGATATTGCAGATATGTCCAACCAAGGTGGAGAGATCGACGGCTCGACAATACCAATGCTAACTTTTCAAGTTTAGCAACATCAAAGACCGACCAAAATCCATTTGCTGGTCCAGTAGATTATAATAAATACACAGGAATCATTCAAGGGGTTTAATGTGGCAGAGTCAAAAGCAAGAATTATTAGTAAAGCATTTACATCTACTGGTGATGTGAGGGCTGAAAACCTTGATAATGCTGGTGGTGGAGGAGGACTTGATTCTGCGGATGTATTAGCAATTAGTGGTGGAGCAGGACTTGATTCTGCCACAGTCATTGCACTAAGTGGTGAATTAAAAAGTAGTATTTTTAGAATTAACCCACAGTCGCTTAGTATAAATACAACTATAGACAGCGCAGAAAATGCACACGTAGCTGGGCCCATATCGTTTGATAGCGGTGTAGTACTAACGATTAACGGTAACTTGGTAATAAGCTAATGAGTAGAAGCGCAGACATTGCTAAATTTCTTGGAAGAACCGAAGCAGTAAATAGTTCGAACACCGCATTAGGCACTGGTAGTGGCGGTGTAGATTCTGCTGGTACATTAACTCTTGTGGGCATTGATGGTATTGTACGAGAACACAGCCACACAATTTCAACTAATTATACACTCGATTCTGCAAAGAATGGATTGGTTGCTGGTCCTATCTTTATAGATAGCGGTGTAACAGTAACAATTAACGATAGCGCAACATTGGTGATAGCATGAGTACACTACACGCAAATACAGTAGAGACAT